ATGTTTGTTGAGTTGGTTTATGATAAGCGAAATGTCCAGGGCCTGGATGGAGCCAGAGAAATAATTCTGGCCGAGTTGACCAAGCGAGTGCATAACATCTTCCCTGACGCAGAAGTGAAAGTTAAGCCTATGCAGGCTAACGGCCTGAATAGTGATGCAAGTAAAAGCGATCGCGAAAAGCTGAATCGTATGCTTGAAGAAATGTTCGAAGATTCAGATAACTGGCTTTCAGCAGATTAGGTACGTAAAAACACTGAAAGAAACACCAGGTTATCAGATTACGTTTTTTAGACTAATATCCAACGACTAATTACATATGTTGAAAAGGATATTCGTCGAAGCCATGCCCATCGAACCCTTGCGCGTTATCGAAATAATTCGACGTATACCGGATTGTGCAACGGAGCCTTTTCTATGCAAATGTGATGATGGAGAGTTATATGTCGTTAAAGGTATGCCTAGCGTACCCCGCGTACAACTCATTGCTGAATGGATATCAGCGCATATAGGTAAAGAATTGGGCCTTTCTTTACCAGACTTCGGTATGGCTTATGTTGACAGCGCCCTTACTCAATACGTGCCTGAATGGCGGAATGCGCTTAATGAGGGCCTCGCATTTGCGACAAAATTTATACCAGGTGTTGCCCCCATTACCTTTTCACAAGCACACCATAACGTAGATGTTCAAGCACAAAAGATAATCTATCTATTTGATAGATGGATAAATAATTCAGATAGGTCGCTTTCTCCAAACGGCGGCAACGTAAATATCATCTTTGATTACCGCAATAATAGATACTATCTGATTGATCACAATCTGGCGTTCGACCAAAATGATGATGAGGCAGCGTTTGACTACCATGTCTACGCTCCGCGGCATAGGAAATGGGTGTTTGACATCGTTGACCGCCCTCATTGCGAAGATGAAATTATTCGAACAAAAGGAACTTTGCCTGTTTGTATAGGACAAATTCCTGAGGATTGGTTGCCTGAGTCTGAAGAGGCTCGAGAGCAGTGTTTTAATCAAATCACAGAACTACTGAATCGTAACGAAACTGAAGTTTTTTGGAGTAATATCAAATGACTACGCCATGTCTATACAGCATTGTAAGATATGCGCCGTTTGCTGAAACTGAAGAGTTCGCAAACATAGGCGTCGTCCTTTGTGCGCCTCAAAAACATGTGTTTCTGTTTCGTTTGACCCAAAGCAATGACGCACGAGTCACCTCTTTCTTCAAAGATGATACGATTTTCCCCATAGCAAAAGACGCGGTTGCTCGGGAACTTAAGCTGGCTCAAGAGCAAACTAAGAACATCAGCTCTGCCGACGATATTGCAAATTTTTTCAGTTACTTAACAGCAAAACGCGAGTCAATATTTCATTTTAGCTCAACACGGGTGGTGCTTGCAGAAAGCCCTGAGCATGAACTGCACCGCGTGTATGATAAATTTGTTAATCATTCTGATTACAACAAAGAGCGCAGAGAAGAAATTCTTACGCGCGAGCTAAAAAACCGTTTAAATTCATACGCAGAGCTTCAAAACGTGTTCCGTAAGGAAACGTTTGGAGGAGCTCTGACACGCTTCACAATGCCTTTTGTAGCTAAAAATGAAGATGAAATCCTTTGTGCGATTAAACCTCTTGCTTTTGTTCAGCAAGAGCCAGGCAAAATGATGGAACATTGTGATTCGTGGGTATCACGTGTGAAACGTGCTGCTGACGAACGTTTGCTAAATCTTGCAAATGTGCTTTTTACGATAGATGGGCATAAGCATCCAAGCAGTTCCGAAGCAAAAGCGATGGATGAGATTCGACGTACATTTGACCGTAACAATTTGGCTCATTTCAACCATAACGATGAATTGTCCATTATTCAGTTTGCTAAAGCTGCGATATAACTAAACCCGGTGTCTACCGGGTTTTCCCCCTTTTGAATGTTTACCTATACTCCATTGATGACCTTAATGGAGGTTCTATGTGTGGCCGATTTGCACAAGCACAAACCCGTGAAGAGTATCTGGCTTATCTCGCCGACGAAGGCGATCGCAACATCGCATATGACCCAGAGCCGATTGGCCGGTACAACGTCGCGCCCGGCACTAAGGTTCTACTGCTGAGCGAACGCGACGAGCAACTGCATCTTGATCCGGTCCTGTGGTCTTACGCGCCCGGGTGGTGGGATAAAGCACCACTGATAAACGCGCGTGTCGAGACAGCGGCCACCAGCAGGATGTTCAAACCTCTCTGGCAGCATGGCCGGGCAATCTGTTTTGCTGATGGATGGTTCGAGTGGAAGAAGGAAGGCGACATGAAGCAACCATATTTCATTCACCGGGCAGACGGTCAGCCGATATTTATGGCCGCGATCGGCAGTACGCCATTTGAACGCGGCGATGAAGCGGAAGGCTTTCTGATAGTGACGTCACCAGCTGATAAAGGGCTGGTCGATATTCACGACCGACGGCCACTGGTTCTTTCACCTGAAGCGGCGCGCGAATGGATACGCCAGGACATAGGCGGGAAAGAAGCTGAAGAGATAGCGTCCGACGGTGCCGTGCCTGCCGACAAGTTTATCTGGCACGCCGTGACGCGCGCCGTGGGTAATGTGAAGAACCAGGGCCCTGACTTAATCGAACCCGTCACCTGACAACAAGCAGATCTGAGTATCTCGTAGTATACCGCGGCGAAAGCATTTCTCGCTTCATCTGCCACTGCTGCTGTATGCCCTGCCCGGCAAAGTAGAGCGTGCCTTTTCCATCTTTTGCATTCAGGTGATCAAGCACTTCCATCAACCTTTCGCTACCTGCCCGCGGTGCGTTTTCGTCGAACAAGTTTAGCTGGGCTACGCCCTGGCTGAAGAAGTCACCCAGCATTACTCCGGCTTTCTGGTACCGGTGTCCGTCTTTCCAGATTTTGTCCAGGCACCTTACCGCGGCGTTGATGATGTCGCGGGAATCCTGAGTGGGGGTAAGAAGCTTCACTGACGCGCTGTTACCGTAATACGGCTCATTAAGCGCAAAGGGAGAGGTTTTCACGAATGCAGATATAAAACGGCAATACTGGTGCTCGCCACGTAGTTTTTCAGCGCCACGGGCCGCATAGCTGCAGATGGCCTGACGCATCTGCTCATATTCTGTGACGCGTTCGCCGAAAGAACGACTGCAGACGATTTCCTGCTTTGCCGGCGCAAACTCCTCCAGATCAAGACATGGTTCGCCGCGCAGCTCCCGAACCGTTCGCTCCAGGACGACATTGAAGTGCTTTCGAATAATCCACGTACTCTGCTCAGAGAGGTCCAGAGCTGTTTTGATGCCCATGGCATTAAGCTTTTTACTGATTCTGCGACCAACGCCCCAAACATCCTCTACAGGCACGATCGCCAACAACCGACGCTGCCGATCGACATTTGACAGGTCAACTACCCCGCCCGTCTGTCGCTGCCATTTCTTTGCGGCGTGATTAGCGAGTTTAGCGAGTGTTTTTGTCTGAGCAATGCCAACGCCAACGGTAAGGTGCGTACGCTTCAGAACCGTAGCGCGGATCTCATTGCCAAAGTCAGTTAAATTCCTGCAGTTCCTCACGCCCGTCAGGTCACAAAAAGCTTCATCGATACTGTAAATTTCGACGCGGGGGCTCATTTCTTCAAGCGTTGTCATTACTCGGTTCGACATGTCAGCGTAGAGCTCGTAGTTACTGCTGAAGCAAACTACACCTGCGCGCCGGAAAAGCTCCTTTTGCTTAAAGAACGGCTCGCCCATGGCTATCCCTGCGGCTTTTGCCTCGGCGCTGCGCGCGATTACACAGCCATCGTTATTTGAGAGAACGACAACCGGCCGCCCTCTCAGGTCCGGCCTGAATACAGTCTCGCATGATGCGTAGAACGAATTTACATCACACAACGCAAACATGATCAGCTCGCAGATTTCACGATGAAAGTTACAACGCCGAATACGTCGAGAGTTTCCTCGTTACCGACAACGATCGGCGAATATGCGCTGTTCATGGGATTAAGCTGAACGGTCGGGCGCAGCTGCAGGCGCTTAACAGTGAATTCCCCTTCCACCGCGGCAATGACAATGTCACCATGCTCAGCAGTTCGCGAACTATCCACTACCAGCAGATCGCCATCACTGATCCCGGCCTCAATCATCGAGTCACCAGCAGCTTTAACAAAATATGTCGAGCTCGGGTGAGCGACAAGTAACTCATTGAGATCAATGCGCTGTTCAACGTAATCAGCCGCTGGGCTTGGGAAACCACACTGTACTAAGTCACTAAAGAGCGGTAGAGCGATAATTTCTCGCAGTTCTGCAGGCCTGATAAATTCCATATTGCACACCTCAAATACTGTTTTTATATACAGTAGTTTCATTTGAGGAGGCGCGCAAGACAGAGGATCTATCAACACTGTTTAAAGCTTCGCCGTTTCGTTTCTAAGTTTCTATGTCGCTTCGAATTATGAGTTTTGTAAATTATCTGACCGCAACGCTATGTGAACAGATTTAAGCCAGCACGATAGTAGGAAACAGCATAAGCAATTTCGCAATAATGTTTTTACGAATTTGTATCATTTACTGAGCCATCGCTCCTTTTTGACGCTGATTCCAGACACTATTTTCCGGCATGTCAAGACGCAGGTCTATCCAGCGTCCACGCGGGATATCCATAGGTTCACCTGCTACTATCATTGCACTATCTATATCGAAACGACGTTTGAAAACGTGAACTGTGACTGTTCCATTTTCTGATGTTTCCGTGGTGACAAAACACAAACGATTCCCGTTTTCATCCTGTGGAACTTCCAGTGTCCATCCTTCGCTACACAGTCCTTTTGCTCCGCGAACCTCATAGACTCCTGTCGATAGCTTATCAGCTGTCACCCCTTCAGCTTCACAGTTCGTACCCGCATATCCTGACAGCTTAAAATCCTCCAGAAAACTGGCTGGCATAATTTCAGGATTGTCTGTAAGCCTGGCTATGGGAGAGGCTTTCTTAATGAAGCCATTCGCATCTACTGTCGTAGAAAGGTTATCAAGTAGAAGCCTCGTTGTTGTTACCCCGGCAGTACCATACCCTGACATAATACGAATACCACGAGTCAGATAATGAACACTCATAAGAAACCAGGTGTCATTTGCTCCTACCCATAAAGTTGGAGCAGACTGTGGAATTTCGTAAAAATCTCCTGTCATTTGCCCACTATTTTGAAGCGTTGCAAGACTAAAACCACGCATTTTTGAAACTAAATTATCTACAACCGTTTCATTTGTAGCGTTGTATTCTGCAATAGGGAATCCGTTTTTAAGTCCAATTCCTGCACGAGCACCCGCTGCTGTGGTTTCACCTGTCCCGCCCTGGTTAACCGGCAAGGCTCCGTTACTTCCTTTTTGCAGTAATTTGCCAATGCCGGGGATGATTACGGCGGTGCCGTTGATGGTTACGGTGATGCTCTGATTGGCTGGGGTGGTGGCGAATGTCTCCCACGCGCCAATGTTCTCGTCATATTCTTTGATGAGCTGAGACATAGCCTGCGCCAGTCCATCAACCGAGATAATGTCCGACACAAGAATTCCATACTTCTGGCCGCTCAGTGCCGGGGAAGCGGCAGGCGTTACCGTAATTGACGTGGCGCTGTTCACGGATGAAATCTGGAACAGTTGCACCGGGTTAGACATCACGATAATCGTCTGGCCAGTGCGAACCTGGCTGGCTGGTGCCGTCCAGTTTGTACCCGTCCCGGTGGCGGTATTTCCGTTGATAGCAATGGTACCAGTGTTATAAAGCATATTTTCTCCGGGTAATAAAAAACCCGCATAGCGGGTTATATTAGAGATTAAAGATCTGTGTCAGACAAAAGAGCCTGTTCCTCGCGTTATCGTTAAAGTGGGTGAAGAAATGGTTTTACCAGCTGTTCCTGTTCCTACGACTGTAATAGTTCCTGTAACTGTACGGGACGTTATGTTACTCACCGCATGCCGTACCGTTATCCAAAGCCCGCCAGTTCCGGCAGGAACATTTATGGTTCCAAAATCACGGGAGCTGCCATTAATATTGAGGGTTATATTTGCAGTCGTTGTGCCTGACAGAGAAGAAACGAAAATCAGTGCCTCAAGGAGTGCTGATTTCCCTAATACCGATGAAGACGAATCGGTAAAAGTAATTGTTCGCGATGCATTCCCTCCGCCTGAAACAACGACATCACTACCAATACCCACGTTTGCTATATCGCCAACAAAACTGGTAGCTTCGACCGTACCTTTGAAGCTACCGCTTGTTGCATAAACCGCCCCACGCACAGTAACGTTATTGAAAACGGCATAACCCGATTTGTTGATGTGCCAGCCGACGTTCCCGGTTCCGTCCCATGTTGTGGACTGGATGTAATCGCCTATCATCGCGTTCTGAATCCACCCCGCGCCGATGAATGCCTGGTTGATAAAGGTCTGCCCGTTCTGGATCACAAAAGGCAGCGTAACTGTACCACCTGCCTGAGTAGTCACGGCAAAACGATCGGCCAGGAAGATAACCTGCGACTGCATCCCTGATGGCGTATTCTCCACCCCAATCCCCATGCCTGCGGCGTAATACTGGCCATTACTCGTTACCCCAACCTTGATGTTGTACATCGCGCTGAGCTGGCCGTTTACGTTCGCAATGGCCTGGGCGTTCGTTGTTATCGCCGCCGTATTACCGTTTATGGTCGCAGTGATGGCGTTGATCTGCGTCGCCGTGGCCTGCTGATAATTCGAAACCGTCTGGCTCAGACTGTTGATGGATGCCGTATTACCGTTGACGTTCGTCTGCAGGCTCAGCAATGCGCGTGCCGTTGCCTCCCTGTCAGTGACGATCACCTCATCAATGCGGTCCAGCTGCGCGCTGTTACCGGCTACCGATGCCGACAGAGTTTTACGCGTGGCCACCTGAGCAAGATTGGCCTGGATTATCGCAATTGCCGAGTTCTTCACACCTCCCGTCATGCCGTCCATCGACACAGAAATCTCGTCTATCTTCACTTCGGCCTGCGCCAGCCCGTCAGCGTTCTCCTGGATGTCTTTCGCCTGCTGCTCCAGCTCGTCGGCATGCTTTTTGATGTCATCCGCCATGCCTGCAACTTTTTCATTGCTGTCCACCGCGTTCTCGATCAGGTCTTTGAACGTGTCGGAATCTTTCATGTCCTCCAGAATGTCGTTAGTTATTTCACTGACGTCTATCGAGGACGTGCCCATGACCCAGTCGGTCCAGTCACCGGCATTACCGATACGGTCAATCAGGCGCGCGCGGTACCACTGGCGAACGCCAGCAGGCATGGGGCCATGCTGATAATCTGCAGCCGGGTACGGCACCAGGACCAGCAGTTCAGGATTGGCGTAGTCAGAGGTTGTGGCGCGCTGAATCTCTGTATAAGCCGTGTCGCCTGAGCCATCCGGAAATGCCCAGGTCAGATCGATATGCCAGACCACATCTTCGGTCGCCAGGAAGTTGAGCGGGGTACCCGGTTTTCCCGTTTTTCCGGAAAGGTACGTTGTTTCGGCGTATCCCCATGGTGACGACGTATCCTGCGCATTCAGCGCCCGGACGCGCACATCATAGCTGCCTGAATAAATGCCCTGAACCGAGAACCCCTGCGCGCTGGTAACCGGAACGTTGATCCAGTCCCCGTTATCCTTGCGCCACTGGGCAACGTACCGGATTGCGCCCTCAACCTTGTCCCATGACACGTCAAGGCTTGCTACCGTCAGACCCTGAGACACATGATCGCTCTCAGTCACCACGATATTCTTCGGCGCAGACAGGACGCTTATCGGCGTGACGGTGATCGGGGGCGACTCGATCCGAACACCGTCATCGATGTAACGGTATTTGTTTGGATCGTGCTGAACGGCCGTAATTGTGAAACCGCCTGTGCTGTCGTCGTTGGCCGCGATTGAAGTGACCCGGAAGTACTGTATCGCGAGGTTATCACTGTCTATCGCCCACACAGCACCGGCGGCAGGTGCCTGACTGAAGGCCGTAGCCACCGTCACCGTTATTTTATCGGCGCTCACCGCGCTTATTGTCCGCGTCTGGGCTTTTCCATCTGGCAGGTTAACCACCAGCCGGTCTTTCGCCGCGTAGTCTATTTCTCGATCCAGCGTAATCTGGCGGCCATTGACCGCCACTATGCGGCCACCGTTCTCCTTGCCTGAGCGGAAAGGATCGGCGACACCGATAATTTCAGCGGGTAAAGGGATATAACCGTCCAGCCCCACGCCAAACGATACGGTGCCGTCTTTGGCATTGGAGAGTAATACCCAGCGACCGCGCCGGTGCGCTTCACTTTGCGAGGTGCAGCCGATTGCGGTCAGGGACGTCTGCCGGACGTCGTAACGCTCTACCAGCGCCGAATCGTAGACCCCCTCAACGGTATCGCTGTAATGGTTCTGCGGATCGGACCAGGACACCAGGCAGGAGCTGTAGCGATTCTTGTATGAGCCGCCCGCATAAGTAAACAGCCCATCGATAACGTTTGAGGCGTTATAAACCCAGTCAACATCGTCCTGCGGGACGTCTGCCTGGACATAAATCTGATCGTTGCCCCAGAACGTTATTCCACGAAATACCGCGGCGAGATCGTTAAGTACCTGCCAGGCGTCCTCCTGGCTCTGAATGAAAACGTTGCAGGTGAACCGCGGTTCGGTACCACCGGCCCCGTCGGAAACCATTTCGTCGCAATACTGGGCAATTGAATACAGCGCCCACTTATCCACCATGGACGCATCCACGCGCGTGCCCATGCCGTAAATTTCATCAAGAACCAGATCGTAAAATATCCAGGCGGGGTTATTGGACCAGGCCATTTTGAACCCGCCAGACCATGAGCCAGAATAGGTTCGGGTTGTCGGATCGTAATTATCCGGAACCTTAATCAGCTTGCCTTTTATCTTACAGGTCACTTTCGGCGCGCTGCCGATGAACTGGCTGCTGTCCACTTCGACATACAGAAGCGCGGTCAGAGGATAACGAAGCTTGCTGTCGATGACTTCCGCATACGAAAACACCTTGAAGGCGTTAACCAGTTTCGAATTTGATCCGCTGGCATCAGCCGTAATACGTCTGACCCTGACAGACCAGCCGGACGTGGATTTTGGCAGATCGATACGGTGGTCACGCTGATATTCCGTTGTGGTCTTTCCGTCAAACTTGCCGTTTACAACCGTTTTCCAGGCGCCGCCGTCCGTTGATAAATCGATCGCATACTCGGTAACCGTGCCCACCATATCGCCATTATCTTTATAGAGATACTGGACCGGAAGGCTGAGCTTGATGCGGATGGCATCCAGGGAAAGGTTGGTAAACTGGCGTGTCCAGGGCGCGGTGGTGGTGACAGTTGTGCCCACCGCCAGCTCGTTATCGACCTGGGGCATCCCGGCAATATAGGTCTGGTCCTGTGTGCCCTTACGGAACTCCCATTTCACGCCGCTGAAGTTGTATTCCCCACTGTCGTTTGCCAGCGGCGTATCGTTGAGAAAAATGTTCTGTGCGGTCAGGTCGCCCTGTATTTCTCCCTCAGAAACGGCAATGAGCATTTTTAATTTTGCGATCGACAGCAGATCGTCAGGTTGCTCAACCGGAGTATGCGCGCTACCCCCGCCCCCTTTTGCACCCTGTATGACGGTTTCACCATGGAGAAGTTGCATATTTACCCCATTAAAAAACCCAGCATGAGCTGGGTTGATTGTTAGTATTTATGATGGCGTCTTATTACATGTTTTTGTAATAACTCACTTTTGAGTCAAAGTCCTGTTTTGCGAGTGGCGTTTGGCTGGTTACATAAGCTTCCCACGAACTATAAGCCTCAACAAGAGCACGACGTTCCTCTGTGTCTTTAGTATTGGCTTTCATTGTTTCAAACACATTCGCCCCAATTTCTTTAAGCTTGCTCTTTCTGGTAGCGCTACATGTTGTTATTGCATCAGCTACCGAATTATCCCATCCAACTAATTGAAGAATCTCTATACGCTTCTGAATAACAAACTGATCTGCCGAGGCACTAAGCGCAGCCTTGGATAAAAAGTCCGCAAACTCCTTTTTACTATGAGGCATTTGTTTTGGCATCGTAATGTTATCTTCGCAATTTGCTAAATCAGCGTATTGTTTTTGTAAATTGTTATTCTGATTTTGTGGGGCACAGCCTGAAATAAAGAGCACACCTAATAAAACCAAACCGTATTTTTTCACTTTCATCTCCTTGATCGGCATCATTTCGGACATGATAACCAAGGGTGATTGCAATGTAACGCTCATCTTATTCGGTTGCATTTCCTATTGCTGATCGCTCGAGTACATACCGGCGCTGACTATCGCTCCCCCAGCCTCGATCACACCGTAGGCCAGGGGGACAGGATGCCCCATCGCGACGGTATTGACCGGCGCCCCGAAGGCGTAGTTAGGCGTGTTGTCCGTGCTGGAGGATTTACCTGCGCCGAAGGATGGCTGGGGCGTAAGCATCTGAACTACGCCGCCCAGCATCATTGACACCCCAACCCCGGTCAAAATCGACGTGGCGCTGATGGCTGTTGCGCTCATCGCCGCCCCCCAGGCTGCCATGCTCGCACCGGCAGTAAAAAAGGCGGCGACCAGCGCAACGGCGCCAACAACTATCTGCAGGACGCCCGAATTTTTGGCCCCTTCATAAACGGGCACGATCCGGTACACGCTTCCACCCCGGGTCATATCAAACTCTTCCAGCCCGATATTGTTGTCACCGTTAAAAAAGGCGAAACGGATCCCCTTCATATGGGCTTCTGACATATATTTTTTGAATCCGGGAACCTGTGAACACATGGCCCTGAGCATTTCGCGCAGATCGGCAACATCAAACTGAACGCGTTTACCGAATTTTTTAGCCATTTTCCCTTCGAGAATAAGCGTCTTAACCATGCATTCTGTCCTTATGCCTGACCACCCGGACCGTTCTGTCGCGATAATATTTTCCATAAGGCGTTCGTGAAGAAAGGTGCCCGAAAAGATGATGGAGAATGATGTTGTCACCCACATATACCGCGGCGTGATTAGTCACCGATGCCTGCACACTCATCATGATGATGTCCCCTGGCTGCATTGCACCGGCGGCAATCTCAACAAATCCCTCACGCTCCCAGTTGTCATCGTATAGGCGCTCCTTGCCGCTCTCCCACCATTCGTAAGGTACCGAATAGTCCCCGAGAACAATGCCGTATTCGCGCAGATAATATTCACGGATTAACGACCAGCAGTCCGCGTAACCCAGCACCCACTGCCGCCCGGCATAATCCCGGTCTTCACGCGGGGAGATCGTACAAAAGTCCCCGTCCGGCCAGGACATGATCCCCCACTCAATACCCGACCAGTCGCACTGGATCCGGTCCAGCTCCGAGGGCACCAGCCGAACCACATCCGGATGGGAATGAATGAGCATGATGATCTCACCGCGCGCGCGTGCAGCGAGCTGATCTTCCGGCGAGAGCGTGAATGTCTCCTCGGGTTTATCGGCAATGTTACGGCAGGGAATATAGATTTGCTGCTGGCCTGACTGAACAATCAGGCCGCAGGCTTCTTTGGGGTATTCAGCAGCGACGTGCCGACGGATAGCATCCAGCAATTTTTCACGCATTTTTATTTCCCCTGCAGGTTTGCAGCCGGAAAACCGCCGAACGGCAGCGCCGCGTCCGGGCCGTGACGATCCTGACAATCCTGCCGGCGGCCGCCACAAACATCCTTCGACGGGTCATCAGTCGGTGTACCGTCTTTGGTAAAGTATTTCGTGCCGTTGTAATCGCATCCGGTCCCGCTTCGGTACCAGCCCCGCATACACCAGGTGCAGACAGGCGTAATTTGCCGTGTAGGCAGCTGCAGGCCCTGAATATCGAAAGGAGAACACAGCTCGAAATCAACCTGTACCCGCGTCTCTGCGGTTTTAGCATTGACGTAAAAGAGCTGGACGCGCTCATCGGCAGGGCTGGCACCAGAATTACCGGTTTTCCAGTTGGCGGCATCGAGATACTTTGAAAGCGTGGTATGGATTTTGACCTTCGCCCGGACCATGTCGTCATACTCCAGGCATAGCGCCGTGACATAGTTTCCGACGTTCCCGACGGACAGCGTGGGCGTTGGCTGGGAACCTGTACTCGACAACTCCATCCCCTTCAGTTCGTAGGGATGGGGATCGTACTGGTTTCCCTGCCAGATAATGGCGGGCAGATTTTCTGCGGCGAAGGCTGCCCACCCCTCTTCCTGAATATTGTGCGCATGAAAACGCAGCACCTGATCCATACCGAATTCAGTGCCGTCGATCTCAATCAGCTGAATAACGCTGCCGGGCTCAAGCTGTTGGATGTCTGCCGTAAAACTCATACTCCCTCCATAAAAAAAGCCGCCCGGAGGCAGCTTTCAGTGTTTGTCGAGAAAATCAGGGCGCGAACGCCTGCTCAAAAGTGAAGGCCACAGTGGCTTTTTTCCCGGTAGGGAATGAAACGCTGAACGAATCGGCTTTCATTCTGAACAGCTTTTTTTCACCCCATGGCGTGGTCCACCAGAACGATTCAGTAACGTGAGACATCAGAAAAGCGCGCAGCGCAGCCGCCTCCTGTCTGGTGCCCGTCCAGTCCAGGTTCCACGTTTCCTGTTTGTCGTTGATCCCCATCCCCGCTATCTGTTTGTAGCCATCCCCGAACTGGGCCTGCAGCGTTCGGGCTATTTCAGTGCCCTGCGCTGTTTTTCGCGTGCGCCAGGTAAACGTGTCCGTCACTGTGTCCTCCTCGAATAGAGCACGCCGCCTGCGGACATTTCTTTTTTCAGTCGCTCGGTGATTGTCTGCTGAACAATCGCCTGCAGCTGTTTCGCCGTCCCCGTGGCGTTCGCCTGATTTATGCTTCCGTCACTCCCCTGCTGGCTGATGCTGACAGGGGCATAAACGCTGATCCCGCCCATGCCAGCACCGGCTGCGCTCCCGCCGCCAACCAGCCCCCCCGTGGCGTACCCGCGCATCAAACGATAGAGATTCGCCACGCCGATGCGGCTGGTTGATTCTTTGGTGAAGACGAATTCCCCGCGGTGAACGATACCGGCTGGCTCGTACTTGCCGCCGTGCCCGGTAAAGCCGCCTGTGTCAAAGCCCGTTGGCCGCAAAGACGGTACCGAAAATGTCTGGCCTGCAGAGGAAGTTTTCGCCCCGCCGCTCACCCAGCCCATTGCACTCTGGATGGTATAAGCCACCAGCAGCTGGTTGATAACAGACACAATCATTTTAAGGATCGAGCTAGTGAAGTCCCGGAAGCTCGCCTTCCCGGTTGTCGTCAGGCTGGTAAGCTGGCCCGCCAGCCCGCTGAACGTTGCCTGCGAAATCTGCTGAACAGAGCTGAAAACGTTTGTCGCTGAATCCTGATATTCGGCCCAGCCCTGTTTCGCACCTGCCAGCCAGTTTGCACGCAGGGCATCTTCAGCCTCGAACGTCGCCCTTTGTTCTTCCAGAACCTTTTGCTGCGCCTGAGGGTTGTACGAATAGCTTTCGCTGAGACGCTGCAGCGTAGTTTGTCGCCCGGCCTCGCGGGTGGATAGCCCCTCAGACTGAGCCTGTAAACCCGCCCTTGCGGCTTTTTGCTGCTGCTCAAACTTCACGGCCTGATCGGCCAGCTGGTTGAGCTTTTGCTGGCTGGCAACCTTATCGCCCAGGTCGGCCAGCTGCCGCTTGTACTCGAGCGTTTCTTCCTTGTGCGCCAGCAGGGATTTTTCCTGTATCGTAAGCTGACGACGCCCCGCGGCCTCCTGCAGAACGGTGAACTGATTTTCAGTCTGCCAGAGATCCTGACGCTGTTTGCTTATGACGTCGTTCACGCTGGTATGCTGCTCGAGCGTTTTAAGCTGGGCCTGAAGGGTGAGAAGTTCGGCCTGCGCCTTTTCCTCGGCTTTATCCCCGGCGGGCGTTGAGTAGCTTTTGCCTTTCGGCGTTTTGGGATCCTTCCACTGCTTTTCAATCCCGGCGCGGGCTGCGGCAATGTCCTTTTCAGTCCACAGCGTGGCGACACCGTCTTTCCCATCCTGGCGGTTTTTCTCAATAAGCTGGCTGAGCTTTTTCTCTGCAGAAGCCCGCTTTTCTGCCGCCGTCGCGCCGGACTCCACCAGCTGGTTAAACTGCTGCTGGTTGCGGATTGCCTGAGCCTGCTGGTCCGTCCGCATTTTTTCCCGCGCGGCTGCCAGCCCTTCCTGGGCGTATTGCTGATCGGCAAGATCGTAAGCCTGCTTTTTCAGCTCCACCTGCTGGCGTGCGTTTCTCAACCTTTCCGCATCAGCTTTCTGCAGAACGTTGTTACCGGCATAATCCGGGTCGACCTTAAGATTGCTGGACAGCGCGCGGTACTCTTTCTCTGCTGCCTGCCATTCAGCAAAAGAGTCCTGGCGCTTCATCGCGGTGTCAGGATTTCGCCCGACGCCCAGCATCGCATCCCACGCACCGGAGGCGGCATTCTTCACCCAGTTCCAGGCTTTTTCGAGGGATCCGAGATTATCCTCGACCGCCCCGGCGCGCTGAATGACCGCGTCGGAATATGCCCGCATGGCCAGCTCGGCGGCCTTCTGAGAATCCCCCAGCGCCTGAGCAGAAGCTATCTGTTCATACTGGGTGGCTGTCAGAAAGTGAAGGGAATCGTTAAGCGTAGCGACCGCATTAACCGGATCATCCTTCAGGCGTTTAAACTGATTTATGGTTTCGTCGACGGCCTGCCCGGTAGCCTGCTGCAGCCTGGCGGCAACATTGCTGACCATGCTGACGCCATTCCCGCTGAACGCGCCGCTGCCAACGACCTGCGCCAGCACGCCTGCAGCGGCATGCTGCGTGATGCCATTTCCGGCCAGCGAGCGCGCCAGCGCCTGAAGCTGCCCTGACGTTTTCCCCGCGTAGTTCCCGGTCAGGATCAGCTGCCTGTTAAATTCCTCAGACTCTTTGCTGCCGTCATACCAGGCCTTACCCAGCCCGAATACCGCCGCGGCAATCCCACCAACCATGCCGGCGATCCCAAGCCCGCGCAGCGACAGCAGCTGGTCTATCCATCCTGCCCGGTTCGCCAGCGTGATCCCGGAGCCGCGCAGCGCACCGAAGTTACCGCGCATGACCTCGCCGATAAGTACCCCCAGCTCCTGCCGGGCAGCAGCACTTTGCAGCCCCAGACCGTGCGTGGCCACTTTGGCAGCTTCAAGCTTGCGGATATAGACCTCAGCCGCATCGCTGGCACCGACCTGCGCCGCCTTCATGCGCAGCAGCTCGGTACCGGAGAGCTTTTGCTCTGCAACCTGTTGCTTCAGCTGGCTGAGGAATCGCGTGCGCGCTGCGGCCGATTTTTCCTCCACGATCTGCAGTTCTTTTTGCCGGGCCGTGGTGCGGGAAATAAGGGCGAGATAATCCTGCTGGGTGATGTTGCCCTGTGCCCTGGCTGCGCGAAAGCGAGCCTGCACGTTCGCAAGCGACTGTGTTTCACCATTGAGCTGGCGAACGCCGTCAATCTGGCGGAAAAATGATGCCGCCAGTTCATCCTGTCGGCGGGCAAGCGCTGCAGCCTGCCCGTCATTCTCACGCATGCGTTGGTTAAGTTCGGTCACGCGGCGATGAGTTTCATCAACGGACCTGGAAACGCTCTGCCAGTCTTTTGTCAGCCCTTCCGTTGCGGCCGACTGACGGGCTTTCATGTCTGCGGCGGCCGCTGCGCCAGCGTCGCCCACACTCTTTAGTGCAGCGCTCTGACGGTCCGCAGCACGCTGCATTCGCGCCTGAACTTTATCAGACTCATCCGCCATTCCTGTCAGTTGCCCTTTGATTCGGGCGACCTGCTCGCTGAAGGTTGCGCGGTCAACATCCAGCTTAATAACCAGATCGCTAATCTGCTGGGCCATATCGGATACCTCCTGTGATCCCCTCAGCGGCGGTCATCAGCGTGTCATCATCCGGCTCGTCATCGCTGATGACGACATCCGAAGGAGAAAGCAGGCTGAAATGTGCGGGGGTAAGTTCCGGGTCGCGGAAGAAAAGAGTGGAGATGGAATAAAGCAGCTCTGAGAAATGCGCATCGAGCTGCGCGTCCTGAAAATAATGCTCCCGGTAGAACTGGTGCCAGTCGCCCAGCTCACTGGAAGTCATTCCAGCCAGCATGGCGCGCCAGTCGGGTCGCCCGAACTCGCGCGCCAGATTCAGGACAAACTTCAGCTCGCTGGCAAGGGCTTTTCCGCCGTAACGGGTTCAGCGCTTTCGGCCTCCGCGGAGGCATCCGGATCGGCAACGTTGTCATCATCAACCGGAACGAGCATGCCGGAGAGCAGCTTTATTTCCATTTCTGCTTTACCGATCGCCTCCGGCGGCCAGCCGCTAAGCACCTGCTGATAAAGCGTTTCCACATCCGTGCCAGCCGGATCGTTATGCCACAAAGACATTGCGATCAAACGCGCACCGCAGCGAATATTTGAGCCAATCAGCCTGGCCGTCATTTCCTGATCGCTGATGCCGTCGCTGTCAGCGCTGACAGCCTTTTCCTCTGCGGCCATAAACGTGATGTACTCAATACGCTGCAGCGCCGACAGCTCGAAGATGGTCAGGGATTCTGTTTGCCAGGTGAACTTCTCTTTTTTCAGAAACATGCGTCCTTCCTTACGCTGCAGTTACGGTGACTTTGCAGACCGCAACGAAATTACCATCGCTGGTCATTACAATAACGTCAGCGGTACCTGCCGCCACGCCGGTGACGGTGATCGCGTTGCCGCTAACGGTGACCGTTGCTTTTGCCCCGTCGGAGGTTGCCACGCGGAACGAGGTATCTGAGGCACTGGCAGGGTTAACCGTCACATTGAGCGTTGTGGTTGCGCCCACGACCACGCTTGCCGTGGCTTTATCGAGCGTAACGCCGGTCACGGGGATATTCGGGGTCCCGCTTTCTTCAGCCAGCTCCGGCTTGCCGGTATTGGTGATTTTCGCTGTACGGGTAATGACCTCTTTCGCCGGAATGGCTTTACCCAGGCTGCTGCACCAGCCGCGGAAAACGTCGACGGTACCGTTCGGGTATTTGATTTTGTAATAGCGTACTGAGCCATCAATAAACCATGCGACCAGGTCTTTTTGCCCTTCTTCGCCCGGCTTCCAGGCGAGGGTGAACGAGGTATCGCCAGCAGATTTTGCCCCCTGAGCCGTCGCGTTCCAGTCGGCATCCTCGTCGTCGAGATAAGTGTCGTCATACGATTCGGCGGTCATTTCGCCCGGCGTAAGTTCTTTGATTTTCGCCAGGCGATTCCAGTCGATATCAGAGAGTGGGTTAGCGAAAGCGTTGCCCGTTCCGGTGTAAAGCCAGAGGGTGGTACCGGCGCCTTTTACAGGAGCAAGTGGATTTGGTGTTGGCATGTTTTCCTCACATTTCGTAAGTGATTGAATATTTCATATCGGCGGAGGTCCACAGCCCCATCGCATCATCGCGCTGGTAATCGAAGCCTTGTGGAACCATGAGCGTTAACAGTGAATCGAGGCCGGGAACATCAGCGAGGGCCGGATAGATATGGCTTTCCATCCATTCATCCAGTTCGGAGTCTGGTACCTGCGAGGACAGGAAGACCTCGATATGTAACGTTGCCGCCCACATATCGGCATCAAGTTCTTCACCGGTATACTCCGCATCGGTCAGATAGACCGCGACGGCAGGAAAATCCTCCTCCTCAATGACAGCCGGGCGCCCGTCAAAAAACATGACGTCGATCCCGATGGCCTCTTCAAGCACATCAATAATTTTCTGGCGAATGAGAGTGTGTTTCATCGTGTCAGATGCAACCTCAGTTGTTGCCTGAGGGCATAGCCAAGTTGTTTTGGCATTTCCTCTTCAAGCATGCGTTTCTTCTCTGCTTCGAAAGCAGTAGTGAGGGGCGCGGACAATGGGATTTTGACCACGTCGATGGGATAACGACTTTTTCCTGCAATGCGCTTCATGACGTGCCAGCGGCCGTTCGCCAGGCGCTGGATAAAAGCGTCGCGAAAAACATAACGGCCAATTCTCAGCACGCTACTTTTTCGAACCAGCGGGCCTTTTCGGTTCGTCGCCCTGACCTGCGCGGCACCGAGTTTGATGGCGGGAAGGTTGCCCCGGTTAACCTTAATTCGGGCCGCTGAGTGCCCAGACGCCGAGGCTTTGTTGATTCTCACCCTTTGTCTGACCAGCTTTACAGGTATCCCCGAAACGCGGTTATCACCGGCTACCGTTTCTTTCGCCACCCTTCGGACGGCAACTGAGACGCCATTAGCAGCAACCCGGTTCACAGCCCACGCGCTGGCATTGGGAACCATATTTCTGTCCAGGCTATCCAGGTTAGCAATCGCCTGCTCAAGACCTTTTATCGACATGAATTCTCCTTAACGACGCCGCGATCCGCCGGGAGGTGATCCACTACCCAGCCATACATGGCAGGAACCACAATCATCCGGGCCCACGCGATCAACCCAAAATTCACGCCCGTTTACCTTCAGCGTGTCCAGACGTTCCAGCCCGCTTACATCCGATGAGTTCACAAAAAACGTCGGCTTGGTTCCGTCAATTCTGATCCCCGCTTCTGCGAAACCGATGTTCTCTGGATCGTCAAAGACCCCGCGGAGCGTGACGCCGGATAAAGATCCAGAGGTTATCCTTGCCTCTGCGCCCATCAATCCACGTATAGTGGTATCCGCGCACGCCATCGCTTCATCAAAAAGATTATCGAAATCAGCCATTAGGCCCCCTGTCAGACTTCCCGGGCCAGCCCCTGAGAAATCAGTTCGTCAGCCTCTGCGTCGGTCACGCGAATAACGACACCAGGCTCAACAATAGAGAGGGACTCGTTGCGTGTGGCGTGAAGTGCATCAATGTGCAAGGTCACCAGTGTCTCAACCGCCACCAGCTCGCCGGGCTCCTTTGATGCAGGATTTTCGTTAATCGAGCCTGAAGTGTTCTCTGGGCCGGGCTCGCCCGAGGTGCTGCCAGCAGTAGTGCTGGCAACGGACACCTCAGCGCCCTCTTCTCCGTCTTCGTCGAGTTCCTCTTCGAGCTCAGAAATACGTAACGTAAGCTCCTGGATGGTGCCTGTAACGTTGACCTCACGATCAAGCTTTACGCCCAGCTCTTTCAGTCGGGCGATAAGGGTTTCTTTTTCTGTCATGGGAAATACTCCAGAAATGTGGCCCAACAGGGCCACTGGGGAAAGTTATGCCAGCTTGACTGAAACGAACGCGTCCGGATCTGGCAGCAGCATCAGCGGAGCTGACTGAATCATGGTGAACTCGCGAGCCGGGTCGCCCGTCTGTACCCAGTTCTTCGGGTAGCGCGTTGAGGCGTTGATACCTTCGCGCTGTGCATCTGCATCAAGAATGCAACCATAGGTGCGCAGGCCACGGGCCAGGGTATTACCCAGGACCATAGTCAGGTCTGGCAGAGCATTCTTTTTGACGTCATTTTCAACAAGCTGGCCTGCGTAAACGACAATGGCCACATCGCCGTACATGCCCTTATAAGAAACAGCTTCACCCAGGTCTTTCAGGGCGGTTTCCAGCTCGGAGTTAGAGCCGCGACGCGTATCCAGCTTTTCCTTCACCGCGTCGAAAGAACGGAACAATGCCCAACCCTTCGGATCGAACACGATAATGTTAATTGTGCCGCTGGCGTTAAGCGCATAGGCTTCAATGTCATCGGTCGGGTCGTACGTTTTTTTGTCGCGAGAAGACCAGGCAGCTGCACCCGCCTGGATGATGTTGTTACCGGCACTGCGCCCCATATCTACTTCAACCGGCTCAAATGCTTCTCCGCTCATGGTGTATTTCCCATAGAGCACAGCTTCAATTGCTTGCTTCTCTTCCACCTGTGCAATCGCCAGCTCTTCATCTTTCATGTTCTGAAGGATGATGCGTCGACGTCGATAGGCAGGGTCTGCCAGATTCTGTGGATCTTCATCAGGCAGGCGGCGAAGAGTCATCTGCGGGTTTACTTCGTGTTTTGGCTTCACATACCCCGGCGTAAATTCCGACGTGCTGCCGCCGCGGGAACGGATCACCTTGCCGGAGACAATCGGCGACACATAAAGAGCCATGTTGACCAGGCCAGGAATTTGAGACAGATAAACTTTCTCTGTACTGAAGGGATAAGTTTCGCGAAAGAAGATGCGCAGGAAGAGCGGATCGAACTTGAATTTCTTCTCATTGACCGCCAGAAGCTGGGCTGTTGTGTAAACTGACATAGATTTTTCCCGTAAAAAAAGCCGCATAAGCGGCTTTTATGAAAGTTGAGGGTGATTAAACGATGCTGATCGCAGTACCGGCGAACGCGTTACGCTTGATATTTTCGTCGGTAACGGCAGATGGCCAGAGCACATCTTCGATGCGGAAAGAACCGGATTTATAGAATGCCAGTTCAGCACTGCTCTGGTCAGCGGTAACCGCCAGAATGCCGGTTGCTGCACCTGCATGCTCGCCGTCCCAGACGGTTAGCTTGCCGGACGTAGCATCGAGCATGAGCGGGGTCATTGCCGGGGTGGATGCTGTCAGTTCGCCCGGTGCATATGCGGTGTGTGCCGGATCGCTGTTACCGAGCGGCTGGTGATGAGTAAATACTTCGGTGATTGCCATGTTAGCCTCTTAAACGGGGGTGTTTAACAAATCGTCGCCGGCTTCAGCAGAGGCATTCCCTGCTGAAAGAGCGCCTGGTGCGGTTTCCATCAGGCGATCCAGCGCCGTATCAGTACGCGCCTGGGCGCTTTGCGGCGCCGCGGCCAGAATGCGCTGTGCACTCTCGACCGTCATGCCCGGCGTTTCGGCCAGCGCACGGGCCTGTGATTCGCGACCTTTTGCCTCTTCGCAGTTCAGAATACCCATGATGCGACCATTCTCGGCGGCTACGGCTGCCGATACCTGAGCGCTGAGGTCTGCCGGGGCCGTTAAGGCAGCAGTTGTTGTGTCAACGGTGGTGACCTGCTCAGCCGGTGCAGTCGTCTGTGTTGCTGCCTGGTCAGCTGGCTGATTGGTCGCTGCAGATGCAGAAGGTGATGGCATAGTTCCTCCAATGGTTGTTTTTTTGCGTCTGTCGAGTGCTTCACGCATCACGCTGAGCGCGTCGGTATTGTTAACAAGTTCATCCGCCAGACCGTTATCCACGGACTCCTGGCCGGAGAAGACGGCCGCTTCGGTGTCCAGTACGTCCTGCACTGACATGCCGGTATAAGCGGAAACCTTTTCGGCAAACATCTGACGAGTGGCATCGATACGCGTCTGAAAATCAGCGCGAACGTCCTTTGGTAGTTTTTCGTAGGGATTGCCGTCGACTTTATGATCGCCGCTGTAAATCAGCGTGACCTCAACGCCGTTAGTTTTCAGCGCAGCGCCATAATTACTGTGCGCCATCATGACGCCGATGGAGCCGGTTCTGGCCGTTTGCGTGACAAGCCGTCGCGATGTAGAACTGGCAATTAGCTGCCCTGCGCTGCAGTTCATATCATTTGCCAGCGCCCAGACGGGCTTGATATCCCGCATCCGGGCAATAATGTCGGCACAGTCGAAAGCCCCGGACACCATCCCGCCCGGCGTGTCCATATCCAGCAGAATACCGTCTACGCCGGGATCGCTCATTGCCTGCTGCAGTCGGGCAATGACCCCGTTATAGCCCGTCATACCGGAATAAGGCTGCAGTGACCGGGTTTTGCTGACCAGTGTCCCGGAAACGGGCAGCACCGCGATCCCGTTTGTTACCTGATAGCTCCGCGCTGGCCGGGGCCCCATTTCCTCGTCATCGCCAAACAGCGCCAGCGGCTCTGCAATTTGTTCAGCGCCGAGCGAGACGCCAGAAGCGGAATCAGTCAGTCGGGTGATACCCAGCTGGCCTGCCAGCGCGCAAAAGAAAACCCGCGCGTAGGCGGGTTCAAGCATCAGCGGCTCATTGAAGGCCATGCTGGCAATATGCGGGAGATTACGCAGCTCTGGCGTCATCTTTTACCTCCTCGTTTGATTTTTTCAGCCCAGATTCAAATGCAGCTGCCGCCCATGCCGGAGGTTTAAGTCCCGCGCTCCGGCGCTCCATAGTTTCACGTACCTGCTGAGAAAATATTTCCTGATAGTCATCTCCGCGTTTGGCACACTCCTTCTCATATGTGCTGAGACCAGCCTCAATCAGCATCACGGCCTCCTGCACCTCCTTCAGCCCATCAATAGCCATGCGCCCCGAGCCAATCCAGTTGGCGTTACCCCAGGCAGTTCTCGCCTCCTGGAAGCTAAACCTGGCTTTGGACGGGAGCGTGACAACCCGGCGCGCAATCGCCTCTTCGAGCCAGCAGACGAACATCTGGCAGGCTTGCCGGGCCGCGACAAACTTGCGACGCCCCATAAAGAACGCCCAGGATTCATTGGCGCTGGCGCGCGCCGTCGAATAGCTCATCTGAGAGTAGTTACGGGAAAGCTGCTCATACGAAACACCAAGACCGGCCGAAATATAGCGCAGGAGTGATTGTTCAAAGGTGGAATAACCGTTATCGGTATCCTGTGCTGACTGAAGGTTCAGGGAATCGCCCGGCATAAGATGAGGCACTTTCGCGCCACCGAGGCGAACCGGCGCTGCAGCGTAGTATGCTGCCATTTCGCCAAGCCAGCCCGTCAGCTTATTTTGCTGCTTACTATCCGCGCCGAGGATAAAGTCCATCGCCGTATCGGTATCAAGCTCGCTCTCGATTGTCGCCGCATACATAGCTTTTACAATTGCGCTCTGGAGCTGAGTATTTTGCAGTGTGTCGAGCATTTTCATCTGCTCCATCACGCTGTAAAACACGTTTGCGCCGCGGGTCTGTCCATCCTCAAGCGGTTCAAAAATATGGATGAATGATGGCCTTCCGCCCGGCAGTTCCCGTGGTATATAGGTCCATTTCTGCGACATCCAGCCAGGATAGCTGTCTTCACTGACGTAGTACCCCAGCGCTGCGCCGCTATCACTGATTTTGACACCCGCGCGACAGTTACGCGTGTCACCTGTATTACCGGGATTACTCACGCGTTTTGGACTAACCATTTTAAATTGCGTACGAAAAAGTCGCGATGAATCACTGTCCCAGGTGGGCTGGACGCACAGTTCACCGTTAAATGCGTGCGTCGCAACGCCTTCACGGATCATCATCGTAAAGGTACGCTTGCGCTCGGCATCAATCCCACAAAAGTCATCCTCCGCATATTCATACCAGGCGGCCTCCACCTCCCTGGCAAATGCCCGGCTTTCCTCTTCTTTAATGCCGAGATAACGCCAGCTCGGGCAGTAACTCAGTCTGAAAAAAGACCCGACGATGTGATCCTGGTGAAGCTGAACGGCATTTGCCGCATAACCATTGTTACGGACCAGATCATCAGCACGGGCATTCCCCCGGGCGAAGTTCGGCAGAAGTGCGGCGTCGGCACTTTCACTCTGAGGATTCCAGGCAGTTAGCTGCCCACCGAATCCGCCGCCACCGGCGTGATAGCCTGCATATTCCCTCAGGGAGGTTTTCCCGTCGGGGCCAACTAAAGAAGGAATTTTCATGCGTAGAACCTTGCCGGCCCGCGGCGTCGTGAAGTGGTACCGACCTGTGACTCTAGATCGGCGATGTACTTTTTCAGATCGCTGACTGACGTCGCCGTAAATTCCACCCTTCGACCGTCTTTCTGTACCGTCGCAACCCGTTTTCCCATAATCAGATCATGTAACGCTGCGCGCGCGGCATCCAGTTCAGCCTGTGTTGCCATTATTCATCTCCCGCTAATGCCCTGGCATAATCAGCCAGAGATTTATTATTTTTACGGCCAGTGTCTTCTTCCCGTAAGCTGGCCAGAAGAGAATCCAGATCCAGCTGCCAGCGGGAGATACTTATCCGCAGAGCTGCAAGTGCATAGACAAAACAGTCAAGCGCCTCATTTCGTCGTTTTTTACTGTCCCAGACGATTTTTTTCTTCCCGTCTACCCACTTCTCAACCTGCTCTTCAGCCGTAAGCTGCTGAGCCTCAGCTAAATCATATATTTCAGGGTTATTAGGGAAGTGAACCGCTCCCGCCAGCGGTTCGTCGCCTTCTGCCACCAGCGTGAAACGGTTATAAATCTGCTCTTTCGCGGTGTCTGTTCCTACCTCAGTGAGATAAACGCCGTTCTTGTTACGCTTACGAGGCATATTCGCCACGGGCTTGCCGTAGACAGATGCGCCTTTAACGGGGATGACACGAAACAGACCATGCTTTTTCGAGCGGTTATAAACAATCGTTGGGTCTATGCCGCCGATATCCCAGCAGATGCGGGAAATAAGCATCTCAACGCCGTTAGGCCTCGGATAGGTTTTATTGATCGCCTCATCCAACCTCAGAAGCGTGGACTCATCATCATGGCGACCCATAATGATAATTTTGTCGATAAGCCAGCTTTCCTCGCCAGGCCCCCAGCCCCACACACGCATTTCGTAACGGTCAAGCTGGGAGTCAATACCGGCAGTAAGATAGGCCACGCGCTCCGGCACCCTGGCTCCGAAGTGCTCAATACGTTCGGCCATCACCTCAGCATCAGGACGCTCACCAATTTTAGGCTCCCACGTTTCACCAAGCGTTGTGTTGACGAAAGTCTTACGTTTTCCCGTGTCGCCTTTGGTCTTGATCCAGTCCTTGACGATTTGCACCCAGGTTGTGAAGGGGCTATAGGCCGTCCAGACGTGAAAGGTTACGCTGTCAGGCGGATCAATTTCGGTACCCGATGATGAAAACCAGCAAAGTCCGTCGCGCGTCCAGATCCCGGTTTCATCACAGATGTACCGCGCCTGCGAAAAATCGAGCTCCTGCTGTTTAATTACACAGGCATTGTGTTCACAAAGATATATAACGCTGGCAGGATCGCCCGGCGTCCATTTGAATCCGAATGGCGTCTCTTTATCGCCGAATTTAAGGAACTGCTCCTCCCCACAGTGTGGGCAGGGAACATGGAAGCGCAAGAAATGCTCCGATTCCTTGGCGGCACGTTCAATCTGGCATGTCCCTTTAATTTTGGGTGTGGATCCTCGTATCGATTTAGGCCAGACCGACCCTTCAATACGTTTATCCCCCAGGAACGTTGGAGAGCCCTCTTTCTCGATATCATCGTCAAATGCCGCCAGCTCGTCATAACCCGCCACATCAACAGATTTTTCACGGTAGTTTTTTGCAGCTTTACCACCGAGGCACCAGAAACCTCGCCCATTCGAGAAACGTTTCATACTCAACGTGTTGTCCCGGTGCTTTTTACCGTACCAGGGCGCCAGAGCCAGCAGTGAGGGGATGTCCCGGATTGTCGGTTCAACATGGGATTTCATGAAGTTTTCTGCATCACCGTCGGTAGGTAACCAGATAAGCGAGTTACGCTGTTTATGCTGGATGAAATACGCATACACGCCGAGCAGCATTTTTGAATAGCCTACTCGGGCAGACTTAACGACATTGACCTCGCGGATATAGTCATTACCCATCGCATTCATTATCGCACGCTGAAACGGCAACGTTTCCCAGCGCCCTTCCTGATAAGCAGACTCTTTTGGAAGGTAATAATTTTCGTCTGCCCACTCAACCGCCGTTTGCGGTTCAGGCCGGTACAACGAACGGAGCCCCGAGCGCGCGGAGTGCTGTAGCCCCTTAACCTGACTGTTCGATATATTCACTCAGCAACCCCGGTATCATTTCATCCAGCGCAGCTGCTTTGTTCATGGCTTTTATGATGTCCTTCTTGAGGAAATCAATATGTCGATTTTCCAGTTCCGGAAAGCGCCGCTGAACCGACAGAGGTATTCCATCAAGGATACTGGCAATTTCTCCGGCTATCCGCGACAGCACGAACGTGCAGAATGCGGTCTCCACCACCTCAGCGGACTCTTTTGCATTTTTTAGTTCCTGAGCATCAGCCTGGGCTCGGGTAAGCCTATGGCGCTCATAATCAATCGTGCCAGGCACAAGGTCTGATTCTGAATCAACTCTCAGCTGTTCAACCTCTTTGCGCAGCTTTTCGTTTTCTATCGCTGCGTCACGGGCGGAATACCATTCGATTACGGCGGCAGAGTCATAAAGCACTTCATTACCTTTTCCACCACCGCGCGCAACTGGCATTCCCTGATCCTGCCAGTTCTGGATCGTGCGAATGCTGACACCAAAAATCTCTGAAAGGCGTTTTTTATTGACCTCCATGACGAACTCCAGGCGAAACACAGGGTAAGGAAACCATGCCGGGTAAAATGACTACTACCAGGCTTTAACACTTCCTTTCTTGTGGTGGGTTATACCCTGCAAAGACAGATACTTAGCAAGAAGAAGAACGGAAAAGGCAAAATCCTGAAAATTTTCATAAATAGCGAGAACCTGCGAGGTCGCCGCCCCGTAACATGTCAGATAGCCGGAAAGGACCCGCGGCCCCCCGGGTGCCCCTGAGGGGCAGCATCAACGCGCTCTTTGTTGAACCCATATAAAGGCTCACTGCCGCTCTTGCTCAATCTGCCGTATGCCAGCCAGGTTATTGTTGCCCTTCTCAATCACGGCCAGCAGCGGCTTAATCCAGAGCACAGCCTGGCAGTACGTTATTGAGCCGGCGGCAGCGGTACTATCATCGGCTGCGTTAGTTCCGTCGATATCGGCGTGCATTGCGCTGGAACGTAAACGGTACGCGTATTCGAGCAGCCCACCAGCAATGTCAGCAGGAACAGGCAGATCACAGGTTTTTTCACGGCGGAGTATCTCCCGGTATTCGATTACGGTTTCTTCGGTGCTGGTGTCGATCAGGGAGTTAAGCCTGTTGGCATGTTCTGCAACCTGATTGAATCGATTGAAGTTGAATGCCTGGGTGGCGATCACCTGCCCCTGCATAGAGTTGTCACTTCGCAGAACGTCGTTATCGCTCTGTAGGCTACTGGCGTCGGAGCAACTCTTAACGAGAGCGACGGAAAGGCCAGCAATAACGACAACGCCGATAAGAGCCGGATTAATTTTCATTGGTCCAGCCCCCAGCACGCCAGCGCGCTTTCCTGGTCCCGTCGCTCAACCTGGCCATAGCAGCCATTCTTCTGGCCTTTGGTTAGACGACAATCACGGCCACCGTCTTTAATCCACCAGCGGATTGCCTCGCATGCACCGATGCGGTCACCTGCGTTGATGCGCTTATAGAAGGTCGATGGGAAGCATTTACCGGGGCCGATGTTATACGGGCAGAAGGATGCGATACCCACCTTCTGCGGCTCTGTCAGAGGCACTTTGATATTGCGATCAACCCAGGCTAATGCCTTATCGCGTTCAATAGCGTTAACCTTCCGGCATTGTTCCTCAGTGGCCGTCATGCCCTTAACAACACGCCTGCCATCGATAACGGTCACGCCGTGGCATAAAGACCAGACCCCACCCGGATCAACAACGGCCACCAGCGCATTGCCTTCTTTCTCGCTGATGAATTGGTCGAAAATGAGTGGAGCAGATGCCCCTGACGCGATTAGCGCCAGCACTGCTGCGCTGAGCTTTGCTTTGTTGGACATCATTCACCCCGCGCTGCTTTGCGACGATCCGCTTTGATTTGGAAGTACAGACTCGTTAACCACGTCAGCAAACCAAACATGAGGCTACCGAGCACACCAATGGCCGCCCATTGGGATGGGGAGACTTTATCGAGGAGCTGAAGCAACCAGTATCCGGTCCCCCCTCCCGATGCGCCGTATGCAATACCCGTCGTGATTTTTTCCATTCGATACATGCTCTCACCTCGCTATGTTGCGGGTGTCCAGTTGAGGTAATAAAAAGGGCCGCGATAGCGACCCAAGCTTTTATTCCCCTGCCAGCTGCCTTACCTCACTTACCGTCTGGTTGAAACGTTCCTCTTCCAGTTCTACGCCGATAGCCTGGCGGCCCAGTTCAATGGCTGCTTTAACAGTTGATCCCGAGCCCATAAAGAAATCAGCTACCACATCGCCGGGCCTGCTGCTGGCGTTGATGATTTGCCGCAACATATCAGCGGGCTTTTCGCACGGGTGTTTGCCTGGATAGAACTGGACGGGTTTATGTGTCCAGACGTCTGTATAGGGCACGGCTACTGTCACAGAGAAATGCCGCCGAAGAGATTTGTACTCTTCCAGCAGATCAAGGTATTTCCGGTTCAACGAATGCCATGTGGCCACCAGCTGGTGATGCGGTGCTTTGAGTTCAGAGGCGCGGTGCTTCTCAATGGCGATCTGAGTGAACAATTCCTGCAGCTTTTCGTAATCCTGCTCGTTCGGTAGTTGCCACTGACTGGCACCGAACCAGTGAGACGCCATATTTTTCTTTCCGGTGGCGTCAGCTATTTGCCTGGACGTGACCCCCAGTTCGGCTCGTGCATCCCGAAAGTAGGTGATTAACGGAGCCATGACGTGCTGTTTGACCTCGTTGCTTTTCTCAGCAAATCCGTCGTTTTTCGGCTTATATGGCCCCTGATAATGCTCAGCGAAAAGGATGCGTTCCGTCGCGGGGAAGTAAGAGCGCAGGCTTTCTTTATTACACCCGTTCCAGCGCCCTGACGGCTTCGCCCAGATAATGTGGTTCATGACATTGAAGCGTTCACGCATCATGATCTCAATATCGGATGCAAGTCGGTGACCTGAAAACAAATACAGGCTGCCGGCAGGCTTAAGCACTCGCCAGAACTGGGCAAGACACATATCAAGCCAGCGAAGATAGTCGGCGTCACCGTTCCACTGATTATCCCAGCCGTTCGGCTTCACCTTAAAATAAGGCGGATCCGTAACAATAAGGTCGATGGTGTTATCTGGGAGGGTTGCGAGGTATTGCAGGCAGTCAGCGTTGATAAGCTCAACACTGTTTATATTTACAGTATTTTTCATAGATCCGTAAGCGTAACTCTGATAGGCTCACTATGCTTTTGCGCTAAAGCAGTGGGCCTTGGTTAGCTTGTGACCTGAAAGCATGAGCTAATGGCTGGTTGGGTGCTACAACACCCACCAGCCGCCCATTTCCACAGCAGAATGCCCCCTTCAGTGGAGGCGTTTGTAACATCCAAACTGGTAATCTGATAACCCCGCCATAACCAGCTGCGTCAGGATGAGCTGGCATTTCTCTCGGCTTAGGTGCGTATTCTGTGCAATTTCCCCAGCTGTCGCTGGGGAAGCGCTGAGTTCGTTAAAAACCGCCTTTGCTTCTTCTGTCATATAAGGTTGATTTTGCATGCCTTTTCCCCTTTTTTATTCTGTGACACACAGATAACTCTGGTTCATTTTTGCATCAAGCTTTAGATACAAAAGGCATAAAAAAACCCCGCCGAGGCGAGGTTAGATATAATTATGACAAAATATCAAATTAGCTTCAAATATGGCTCATTTTGTTGCATTTTGCAAGCCCAATTGAGGGAGTTAGTGAAAGTTACCTCACATTTCCGCCACTTTCAGTTCTTGGTAGTCTTCGTACCGTGACAAAATTTCGCTTAGTGCCTGGCTGTCCATCTCAGTAAACGACGCTTTGAAAGCCGCCCAGTGTCCTGAATACACCCTGAGCCAGGTGGAACGCTCAACGCTGACCATGCGCGCCAGAGCTGCACCAGCATACTCTTGATAGGTATCGTTATTACGCGAGGCAGCAACTTCTTGCGCCGCCAGCCAGACAAGCCCTACCAGTTTTTTAGTGACACGGTCCTGGATTTTTTTGCCGCTATGCTGACGCTGAAACTCTTCCCATACGTGCTGGCACATTAACCTCTGGTACCGGAAAGCAAGGTCATGCCCATAGCAGTACCGCACCCATGCCTGCAAATGCTCCCCCAGACCATTGACCGAACGACGCCATGCTGAACAAGCGAACTCCGCATCCTTAATAGGCGGTAAAGGTCGGCGACGGCTCCGTGTCTCAAGAACATAAAGTGGAGTGGCCATCGTTTTCACAACCTTGGATCCACAACCTTCCCCACCCTCCATGACGATTTCAGGATGGTGCCGGGGGTATTTGTTCTTATCTGCTGGTGGATGCTCACTGAACGCCTGCAGCTGTCCTTTTGTCGATCCTGATAAATCCGCCAGCGCGCGGCGCAGTTCAATCCGCGTAAATTCCAGTTCTTGTAAATTCATTATGATCAGCGCTCCATACAATTACGCTTTTGTTATGACGCCGATCGCCAGCGCTCGATTCATAAACCGGAATAGCAGCTCTAGCTGGGTACCATGTTTTTTCTCGAACGCTGCAACATCAGCATGTAGTTTGTCGTGACACTCTCTGCACAGAGGGATCACGAACAAATCGTGGGCTTTAGTGGCGGTACCGCCCATGCCGTGACCAATGACATGGTGCGGATCATCCGCTGGCCGCCGGCAACCTTCACAGAGCTGGGTTTTAACCCACCGGGTATAGTCCTCATTCACCCACCTGCGGTGTTTTGGGCGCAACATGAATGATTCAGGGGATTCAGGATCAGCATGCAGAGCCAGAACCTTTGGCTGGTCATAGGCCACTTCCTGATTTGCTCCATGCTTTAATTTCGCAGCCGTGACCGCAGGGGTGACCTTCTTCTGCAAAATGCTTTTTGCCGGGGGCATCGGCACAATGTCACTTTCTCGATATACGGATAAAAACGGCTCATCCGGTAAGCGAAGCGCATGCTGGGCCATCCTTTCCGTGATTGCATCAGCAATGCCTGAATAAACGGCCCACCAGCACAATTCGCCGAGGGATAGTTCACGCTCGTTGTTGTAGCCAAGCGAAGACAGGATGGAACTGATCAGCCAGTTAATGAGATTACGCCGGGCCAGTTCTGCCAGCGCTGCGGTGGTTTGCTCGCGCAGCTGGTTATCGCAATGCCAACAGAGCAACATTGATCCGGGGGGATGCCTCATCGTTACCAGCTCATGATGGTGATAATCAGTGTGCGGGTACTGGCATTCCTTCACGTTACGCTCTAACCAGGATTCCAACGCGGTCAAACCGCCTGCTGCACGGATAACTCTCTCGTCGGTGAAGAATTCCTCGAGCGACTTATCTTCTGCCAGCGGCTGCCTGGCATCAGGGACGAGCCCCGACGGAAGCCCAGCCATACTTTTTGGCTGAGGCTCCACCAGCACACGCCCCTGCTGAAACAAAGACATCAGTTCGCTACCCGGCTTTAACAGCACAAGCCCAAGGCGCGGAACAGTCTCGGCTGTAAACAGTCCTCTCACGCGGCATGCCCCTTAGCGATGTGTGCCGTCCACAGGCCGCCGATCCACTCGATGCCTTTGGGTGTAAAACGTGCCTGGCTAAAGGCGTAGTTTGTTTCGCTCGTAGTGCCAGTTTTCACTTCAAACCGCCCGGCAGCAATGTGCTGGTGCCGCGGTGTCAGCACTCCACTGAGCCGGTACAAAATGCCGCTCTCAATGAGGAACAAGCGAAAATCGGTCTCTTTGGCCTGCAACAGCTTTGCCACCTGGCGGAAAGACATTGAGCCTTTAGCAGTACAATACCGATCGACAAACTCAACTTTCGGCGCGGCAGCGGCTAACTGCTGGCTGAGTTGTTCTTTCTGCTCTGCCAGATCCGCGGCGAGACGTAATGCCTCCGGCAATGTTTGCGGGACACTTACGGCCTGACTGTTCTCCAGCTCTTGCCAGCGATCGACAACAGCGGCGGTAAATTCTGGCGATAGCCTGGCGACGATCACCAGAGAATCACGTTTGTTGAACCAATACTCCTCGTATGTTTGCCCGTTTTGCGGGTGTGTGTAGGGGGTGTGCGCCAACGGCGCGGTTAAAATACCAGCAGAAGAAAGGCGCTCAGCTGAGCGCTTCACATCACCATGTTTGCTCTGCACCAGCCTGGCAATTTCACGGCTGGACATTGTCACAACACCCTTTGCGGTTAACTGATTCATGCTATTTCTCCATATCAGGCGGCTGCACCCGCCTTTTGATTTGCACATAATTCAGGAAGATTTGCTTCTACCAGCGCACGAGCGAACGGCGGCGGTACTGCGTTACCACAGCGCGCTACCTGCTTGTCTTTGGCGTAACGATTGCCGCGATAGTCCTGATCGATAACGTAGCCGTCAGGGAAGCCCTGCGCCTTATAAAGCTCATGCGGTTGCAGCATGCGCATTCCGATATCGACGATCTGGTACTTAACCCCCTCGATCGTGACCAGCCATTCATCCTCGCTATCACCGCAGTAGGTTTCGAGGAATGTCCGGACCTCGCCAACGTGCTGGCCACCTGCGGTAATCGTCGGCATAGGTGTATCCATGGTCTGACCGTCGCGGCAGGTTCCGCGCAGCTTCACCAGGTGCGACGCAACTACCGCGTGGTGATCAACAGTAGTGACTGAGTGGGCAGGCTCATCCATACCAACACCCGGCCCCGTGTAATTCCCACCATAGTGCTTCGCCAGGAACGCGCTCACCGTTGCAAACTTATTACCACCAGCAGTGACCGTGCCGAGCGGGTTATTCAGTTGAAGAACACGCGGTTCTTGCCCTGGGCGTTCGCCGTACCCCATCTGGATCAGTGTCGGAGTTACCAGCTGCGACTTACCGCCACCACCTGCAGTAATCGTCGCACTCGGTTCGTCAGCCCTGTGCCCAACACTGGCGCCAAACTGGCGGGCGATGACCGGCGCAACCACGCACGCGCGGGACTGCTTGAGGATTGTATGAGCGGGTTTATCCAGCGGGCGCGGCTTTGCCTGGTACTCACTGCCGCCATTGCCAGCCAGGAACGGTGTCAGGGCGGCCTCAACAACGCCAAGCGCATGCCCATTCCCGCCCGGGCGCGCCGACGTACCAGCGGTGACAGTTGGAACCGGCTCGGTCACTGGCTGCCCGGTGGCCCCGGTGCGGAATTTAGTAAGATGCGGTACCGCCAGCGCGTAGCCATGCTTTTTAGTGATGGTCTGCAATGGCTCTAACAAAGATTGCCCGCGGAAACAGTCATAACCTCCTTTCGTCGTGGTGTGGTTACACTTCACGATGAAAGGTGATGCGCTTTCGATAACAAAGCGCTGGATGCCGCGCGCGATACGTTTGAGCGTATTTTCCGCCAGCGGCTTTTTGCGGTCGAAGATGGACCGGGCCGGGATATTCCAGTCAATGCACTCCGCCGCGGTACGCCATGGCGCCAACTTGCCGCTTTGTACTTCCAGTGATTTTGGATCCCCATGAGTCGCTTCAGGCCAATGAATCTTGCGGCCGTCACATCGCATGACCATGAAGAAACGCTTTCTGATCGTCGGCGCGCCGTAGTCACAAGCGCGCAGCTCACGATAATCGACCTCATAGCCAAGCCCGGCGATCAGCTGTTGCGCCTGCTGGCCGTGCGGCTCAATGGCAAGAAATTCGCAAACCTCAGCTAGTGCGGGGTGATTCGCCGCGATACCAGTCGTCAGCATGCCGACAAATGCCTCGAATGTTTCACCAGCACGCTCAGGATCCGGGCGTAATTCTTCATCCAGCAGCGGGCCCCATGTCTTAAATTCTTCGACGTTCTCCAGCATCATGACTCGGGGACGTACTGCCAGCGCCCAGCGCAGAACAATCCACGCCAGCCCGCGAATCTCTTTCTTAACCGGCTTAGCGCCCTTCGCTTTGGAAAAGTGGCGGCAGTCAGGGCTAAACCAGGCCAGGCCGACAGGTTTACCGCTGGTGGCTGCGCTTGGGTCAACGTCAAACACCGACTCGCAATAATGCAGCGTGTCAGGGTGATTCGTCTTATGCATCGCAATAGCGTTTTCGTCGTGGTTGATAGCGATATCCACGCTACGCCCGATCGCCAGTTCAATGCCGGTACTCGCACCGCCGCCACCAGCAAAGTTATCAACGATAATTTCACGCATTGACGGCCCCCTGCATGCTGCTAACCAGACCACCAGCCACGCTAATTATTTCGCTGGTAGGCACACGCTCCAGCCAGAGTTGGTTGATGTTGGCCTTCAACTTGTTCTGTTGGTTCACCCCCAGAGAATCCGCCCCCTCGACCTGATTGAATACCAGACCAACCTCCAGCGGCCAGATGCGCGACTCTGCATCAGGCGTTGCAATGGGAGCAGGCATTGCTTTTTCCGGCACCGACGGAAGGGCCATTTTTGCCGCGGCGAATTGAGCCAATGACAATGCAGCACGCCCTTTTTCTTCCAGTTCGGTGCGATTGATATAGCTGAAGCTTTCACCACGCCAGGTTTTGTCGAAGACAGCGATTGCCCCGGCAAAAAATGCGCTGGTGGGTTGCTGCTTCTCGTCAGCGGGAACAAACCAAACAGGAAGATCGAACCCAATACGACCACGAATAAACATGATGTGATCGGCATCTTCCGGCCACCATGTTTCACTTGTGGCTGACTTCACGAGGTATATGTAACGACCACCTTTATCACGCATCGCCATTGTGTGATTCATGATGTGGGTCATTCCGGTAATGGCCTGCTTGTCGTGATACTGAGAGCGGCTGTAAGGCGGGTTGCCAAACCCGGCACCACCGAGTTCTGCCAGACGCTCAGACCAATCCTGTGTCAGGGCATTATCTTCAGCCGTGTACCATGCTGGGCACTTCGCGTTGCTGTCGTCGGCAAAAAGGTCCAACACCAGAGGGCCGAACATCGCATTGATACCCCAAAACAACAGATCCGGAGTGCGCCATTGATCGCCGACCTCTTTCAACTCGTGGGCTGGTCTTGAACGCAGTTCAACCAGCGCGCGGCAGTATTTGCTTTCAATCATCCTCTGAACCCCTCTGGAATTTTGGTATCTACCGGGCCGAACTTCATCGGGTCATGTTTCTTCTCGCCCCAGCTTTCACGCGGGGGACGGCCTTTTTTATCCCAGCGGATCCCGCTTTGCAGATAACCCTCAAATTTTTTCGGCCCAAAGAGAGTTTCAGGCCGCATGTACTGATACTGCGCATCGTTGCCGTTCCAGTGTTCATGCTTGAGGTCAATCACCAGCATCAAGTCGCTGACGGTATAACCTTCACGCAGACGCGCACGTATGTTTTCCAAAGAGGTTTTAGATTTCTGGTACCGGGAGCCGCTAACCTGGTTCAAATGAGTTAAAACCAGGATGGCGTTATCAGTGATCAACACTTCAGGGTCTGGTTGCGGCGCAACCGGACAAGAGGGGTTAATGATCTGTTTGTGATGATCTGAGTAATGATCTGTATAGAGAATAGGTTCCGCGACTTCGCGGTTAGGGTTCTGCGGTTCTGCGTTTTCGGTTCCGTGATTTTGCGGAATAGGTTCCGCGACTTCGCGTTTCCCGTTCCGCGATTCTGCGGAATCCAGTGTTACAGGGAATAAAACGTTAATTAGCGCTTCGCCGTTAATGCGGTAATGCGTTTTTTTTGTACCATTTACCTGGCGCTGGGTCTTTTGAACTACGTCAGGAAGCCAACGAGTGCAAATCTTGTTTACCAAGCGCTGTACCTGATCTTCACTTACCCCTCGAATCTCAGCGGCAAGCTCACTGTGTTCTTTGTAGAACCAGCCATCATTCAAGTCGGATTTACCCGACCAGAACACAAGTTGGTTTAGAACAGCACCTAAGGCATGCGCCTGCTGGTCACCTGAGAAAAAATCGAGGTAAGGCACCGGAATGGTGATGCAGTTCCGTTGTCCCGATAGCGATTGAACGATTTCAAATATCTGGCTCATGTTCGTTCGTTATCTCCCTGAATTTCTGCCTGAATAACTCAAGCGGGCTGAAGCATTCGTGCTCATACCCTGCTCGCAGGTAGATAACACGCCGCGTTTCAGGCTCCCACCGGATAACCCGAACGGGGATACCTCTGTGGTCTTTGAACCTTCGGTTAACTTCGCGCATAAGCGTTTCGCCTTCCTGTAGTAAACCCCCACAATTGCGACCGCCCGACTGTGGTTACATGGCACCCAGCGGTTTGCTATTCTGCGTTCATACCGAAACAACGGAGCGCCCGGTACCGGGATCATCCTGAGTTGCGGCAAACGGTTAAAAGCCGTTAAACTGGTCATGCGGATTACTTCTCCATACAAGATTTGTCTGCCACGACGCCCGGAGCTGCACACTCGCGGGCGTCACTCTTTTCCGGCGCACAAAACACACGGAAAAGCAGCGTCAAATGTTCATGCCACTTAGCCATCACCTGATAGCTGTTCTCTTCGATCTGGGCGCGTTCCTGAGCATCAATAACGCCGTCAGCGGTAGCTTTACGAACGTATTGTGAATGCCTGCCGATCCACTCAACTGACTCCATGAGTCGCTGGTTGATATCGCCGTTCTCAATCTCTTCAACATCAGCCAATGGCACAAAAACACCGTTCGAGTGACGTGCAATAGCGTTCGCTATGTGGTTTGAACCACCAGCACGTTGAAGCACCATCGCCCAACCGAGCGGGAAGATCTGATCGCCATCGGTACGCAGCCGGTTAAACAGCGCGTTCTCGGTCACACCCAACCACTCAGCAGCTTCTGAATATCCGCCAGGCAGCTCGGTGATCGTTTTTTTGATTGCGGCCACCAGCCAGGCTGGCTGCTTATCTACTTTCCATTCAGGTTCTATACCCACGGCTAGGTCCTCCCTTCTGTGGTTATTTCTGATCGTTAGGCGATGTATTCTTGCCATAACGTTCTGGGTTGAATTCCAGTTCACCAGCAGTTCGATACGCAGCTTCAGCAGCTCGTCCTTTAGGGATTAAGCGTCCGGGGCGATTACGCCACTGGTAAACGGCCTCACTGGTGATGCCAAAAAATTCGGCAACTTTCTCAGTGCTGCCGAAATGTTGTTCAATCTCGTCGGTTGTCATGAAGCCTCCTTAGCTAAGTTTGGTTAGATATTAATAACCAATCTAACTTTGGTCAATAAAAACTAAGATTACTTAGTCTTTTTTAAATTTGGTGCTTTCATGGAAACGGTTGGTCAGCGCATTAAAGCCCTACGCAGGGTTACAAAAACCTCTCAAAAAGAACTGGGTAAGTTCTGCGGGGTTAGTGACGTAGCGGTGGGTTATTGGGAAAAGGATGTGAATATCCCAAACGGAGAATCGCTGGTTAAGCTGGCTAAATTCTTCAATACATCAATAGATTACATTCTTTACGGCACTGAATTTGAAGGTACCCTCATAACTAAAATGAGGCGTGTGCCCGTGATTTCCTGGGTTCAAGCTGGGCAGTTTACGGAATGTAAGGCCGCTGATTTATTCAGTGATGTTGATAAATGGGTTGAAACATCACTACGCATTGGGGATAGCTCGTTCGCTTTAGAGGTCAAAGGGGATTCAATGACCAATCCAAATGGCCTCCCAACAATCCCTGAAGGGGCAACCGTTATTGTTGATCCAGATGCCGAACCCCTTCATGGCAAGATTGTTGTTGCGCGTATTGATGGCACTAACGAAGCGACTGTTAAAAAACTGGTCATTGATGGCCCACAAAAATTTTTAGTCCCACTAAATCCTCGCTACCCCAACATCCCGATCAATGGTAACTGCCTCATTATTGGCGTAGTTAAAGGCGTTCAGTACGAACTCTAATCCCTTCCCGCTCTTCCTCTAAGCATCAAGCTAAGTTTAGTTTGATGTTTTCACTTGACCAATAAACTAAGTTAAGTTAGATTTTTTCTGTCGACACCAAACCACCGCGCCTGATGTGGTTAAAAGCAGGCCAAAGCAATAAGACGTGATCCCTGTTCTGGCTGCTCACTTTCCCCTTGAGGGTGACAGCCAGCTTTTTAAGGGCACAACAGGCGAGAGCATTGCTGATTATCGGACTGCGTGAGACGCGACGCGGTAAAGCAGGTAAACAGTGCTCTCACCGTTGTGGTGTAGCTCAAATGGATAGAGCGCCCCCTGAAGGGGGAGTTGAGCGCTACCTAAGGATCATAACCCAAGGTATCTCATGCGGCCTGGCCAGACGTTATCCGGGTTCGAATCCCGGCACACAACACACAACGATGAGAGCATTGACGAGCAAGGCATAACGGCAGGTTCAATTCCTGCTACCTCCACCAGTTGGAGGTGATGGGCAGCCAAATGCTCCGTTCGATTCGGAGACCGGCAGTGTTCTCTTCGTTGTGGTAATGCGGCTCTGCGCACGTGACGAGGCCAACAAGTTTTTATTTCAACATTTGAAATGAATACGTTTCTTGAGGTGTAGCGTCGCCGGTTCTGGCCGGTCCGGCAGGTGGAGGCACCACCGCCACAACAAAATCATTGCTGTGTGTAGTCTTTGCCCATCACATCGGTGGGCACCTTTTTTACACAACAGACAAGGGCATCGCCGGGTGACGGGCTCATAACCCAATCCACCCGGGCGCGAGGGAAGTGGCCTGTCTACCCATAACAATCGCGCTGGTGCCCTTGTCTGTTGTGTATGGAGAAGTTCCACTGGCGGCGGCAGCCGCCTCACAGAGGGTTAAACCATGAGTAATGACCGCATGACCGTAGTGCCCGATTTCCTGGGCGAACTGGATGCCGGCGTGTTCATGAACAAGATCGCGGCAGCTTTAAACACTACCGCGCTTGGCGTTCTGAACAACGGTACCAAAGGCAAAGTAGTCCTCACCTTTGATATTGAGCGTATGGGTAATTCCGTCGAAGAGAAGCGCGTCAAGATCAAGCACAAGCTGAACTACGTCACCCCAACCCCTCGCGGCAAAGCCTCCGAAGAAGACACCACCGAAACACCAATGTGGGTTAACAAAGGCGGCAAGCTGACCATCCTGCAGGAAGATCAGGGGCAGCTGTTCGGGATCAACGGCGGCGTTGACGGAAAGCTTAAAGCGGCACAGTGATCCGCAGCAGACAAATCACTGACATCCCTTTGACCACATATTAAGGAAATTTTATGTCCCAGATTTTAGACGGCAATGCCCTGCAGCAGGTGAAAGACCTTGTTCTTTCCGGTTACCACCTTACTGCAGTTAAAGAAACGGCATGCCCTACCGCCCTGCTCCCTGATGGCGTAAACGTAGAAAGCCTTGAGCGTTTCGACCTGGAGCGTTTTCGTTTCCGCGGTGCCATGACCACAACCAGCATTCCTGACTTTGTGCGTTATGCAGCTGGCTATGCCAACGAAGCCGAACCAGCGCGATGCTTTATCGATGCTGACAACATGACCGCACGCTCCGTCTTCAATATCGGTACGCTGGCTAACCCTGGCCATGCTGATAACGTCGCCTCAATCACCCTCAAGAAGACAGCACCATTCCGAGCCCTGCTTCACGTGAACGGTGATCGTCTGGGCCAGAAAGAAATTGCTGAATGGCTGGAAGACTGGGCCGACTTCCTGACCGCATTTGATGCCGACGGGAATGTGTTGTCCATCGCACAGGCAGCAGGTGCGGTGCGTCGCGTCAATATCAAACAAGTCTCGGAAGCAGCTCATGAAGACGAAGATTTTGGCGGCAGAAAGTCCCTGATGCAGAGCGTTGAAGCCAACAGTAAAGACGCCATGCCAGTGGCCTTCGAGTTCAAATGCGTGCCATATGAAGGCCTGGGCGAACGCCGCTTTAGCCTGCGCAACAGCCTGCTTAAAAGCGGGGAACCGGTGTTTGTACTCCGCATCGTTCAACTGGAAGCCCAGGAAGAAGCTATCGCTAACGAGTTCCGTGACCTGCTGATCGAGAAGTTCACCGACAAGCCGGTAGAAACCTTTATCGGTAACTTCAAAGCGTAATTTCTCTGCATTAAATCCCCGGCGCTGCGGGGATTTATTGAAGCGTAATTCCCTTTATTAATCGCCAATGGCGAGGGATTCGTACAACCAAAAACTGGCGCAGGTGCAGCTGCCAAATATGGAGAAGAAAATACGATGAGTTATATCCAGACACTTTCAGGTAAGAAGTTAGATTACCTCAATTCAACCGCTGACGATGTAGAGATCGAGGATATTGCGACCGCACTTTCCCACATCTGCCGCTTCAGTGGTCATCTGCCGGAATTTTACAGCGTGGCCCAGCATTCGGTGCTGTGCAGCCTGATTGTGCCGCCAGAGTTTGCCTTTGAAGCCCTGATGCATGACGCGGCTGAAGCGTATTGCCAGGACATCCCTGCCCCCCTGAAAGCATTGCTTCCAGATTACCGTCGCATTGAAGAGCGGGTAGAACAGCTGATCCGGGCCAAATTCAGCATCACCCCTGATATGTCAGCGGTAGTGAAATACGCCGATCTGGTGATGCTTGCCACGGAACGCCGCGATCTGGATATCGACGACGGCTCACTCTGGCCTTGCCTCGAAGGTATTCCGGCCAGCGACATTATCCAGATCGTTCCTCTTCGCCCAGGCCAGGCATATGGCTTGTTCATTAACCGTTTCAATGAGCTTACGGAATCACGCGCATGCCTCGCATGAAGATAAAAGAACTGGTAGCCGCAGCCCATGCTGCGGCGGGGAAACTGCCACCAGCAGAAGCCTCTCTGATGCGTGAGGTAGCCACTCGCCTGGACGTGACATTTGCCGCCTTGACGGAATCGATGGACCAGCGAATGAGCCTTGACGCCGAAATTAACCATCTTCGTCAGGAGTCCGTCCAATGACCACCAACAAATACGCGACTCTGCGCGGCACAATCGCCAGAGCTAAACGCAACGACTGTCAGAAGGTAGTGATGCGTGTGACGTTAGTTGAAGAACTCCTCCTTCAACTTTCAAACGCTGAGAAGCGGATTGCTGAATTGGCTGCGGAGAATGGTCAAATGCTGTGCCTTCTGACAGATATCAGTGATAACCACGAAGAATATGTCAACCAGGACGAGTACCTGTACGCCGGGGTGCCGATGGATTACGTATCCGAAATCAACGCATACGTTTCACGCGATGTTGAAGCGGAAAACCCATTCAAGGAGACAGACGCGTTCCTGGCTGAAGTGCGTGCCAACGCTATCAAATCTGCCCTCAATGATTGTTCGGAGTGCCTCGATAGGGACTGCATCATGGATTCGAACGGCATCAGTTATGAAGATGCTGCACTCCGTGAAGCGGGTGCTATGGCACTGCATGATGCGTTACTTCGCCAGGAGCATGCCGTATGAGTTCAGACATCATCGATCAGGCAAACGAGCTGGTATGGGAAGCATACGAAGCCATGAGTGGATGCCAGCAAGCGGCGCACCGGGCAAAACTATGCTGGTCGGCAATGCTCACAGCAGCCCCCAAGCCGGAGGCCTGATGCCCAGCAAACTCAAACAGCGGCGCCTGCGCCGCCTTAAGGCCGACCTGGCCTGGTGGCGAGAAGAGGCAGAGGATTGCCGCTCCCGCCTGCTGGAGCTGGCAGGGGAAATCGATAGAGTACGAGCCCAAATAGTCAGAGTACCAATGCCGGTGGTTGTCCCCTCGGCTTTAATCGCAGAATTAGCAATGGAGAAAGCAGTTGAACGACTTAATGATTGACCTCGAATCAATGGGGAAAAAGCCAAACGCGCCGATCGTCTCAATTGGTGCCGTCTTTTTTAACCCCCAAACAGGTGAACTTGGCCAAGAATTTTACACGGCCGTCTCGCTTGAAAGCGCAATGGCTCAAGGCGCGGTACCGGATGGAGATACAATTCTTTGGTGGCTAAAACAAAGCCCTGAAGCGCGCTCAGCTATTTGCGTTGATGATGCGATGCCTATCACTGATGCACTGTCGGAACTTAGCCATTTCATTCACCGGCATGCATATAATCTCAAATACATGAAGGTCTGGGGTAACGGGGCCACCTTTGACAATGTGATTCTGCGCGGAGCTTACGAACGCGCCGGACGCATTTGCCCGTGGGAATTTTGGAACGATCATGATGTACGCACGATTGTTACCCTCGGTCGCAGTGTTGGTTTCGATCCGAAGCGTGACATGCCATTCATTGGCGATGTTCACAACGCCCTGGCTGATGCGCGCCATCAGGCAAAATATGTGTCAGCAATTTGGCAGAAAATTATCCCTGCCACCAGCACCAACGAGTAAACCACTCAGCCCGGGTGCAGCCGGGCTTTATGGAGAAGGAAACCATGGCAAAGCTAATGAAAGCGAGTCTCTGGAGTAAGCGCGAATTTACCAAAGACTCCATTCCTGACAACCGTACAATTAAACGTTGGGTCGAAAACGGATTACTCATGGGAAGGATTGTAGATGGTTCAGTTTTTGTCTATGAAACCGAAAAGTGGGGAGTTGACTCAATTGTTAATCAGGCGGTACGTCAGTTAATAATTGAGGGTTGACCATGGCAGCAAGGCCACGAAAAAAAGAATACCGCCACCTTCCTGATTATCTTTTTTTTGATAAAGATCGTGGCGTGTATAAGTTCACGCTTATAACTGGGAAAAAGAAAACTCTCGGTTCGGATCGAGTAATGGCTATCGCCATCGCCCGAGAATATAACCTGAGGATGCGCCCTGAAAATACACCATCGATAGATTCATTAATTCGGGAATCGGGAGGGCTGAATGGTGAAGCCCACCCGTTTTCTGAACATGTTGATCGCATTATGGAGAGAGCGATCAAAGATGAGCAGCCGTCTAAAAGCACACTTGACGATTGGAATAATGATGCAATCAGGGTTAAAGAATTTTTTAATAACATACCCGCATGCGATATTGAGCTTGAGCACGTAAATGCCTACATACGAAATTACCATTCTGAATCGTCGGCCAATGTTCAGAACCGAAAAGTTAGCTTCCTGAAAAAGCTATTCTCTTATGCTGTTGATGAATCGCTAATGATGGATAACCCTGCAACACGGAAAAAAATGCGGCGTGTCGATAAAAAGGTCCGCCGGCGACTTACTTTGGAACAGTTCCTGGCCATACATGCAGCTGCTGAACCTTGGCTGAAGACTGCAATGGACCTTGCTATACAAACCACGCAAGCGCGCCTGGAAGTTTCCCGGATCCGGTACTCGATCAAAGAACCTCAAGAAGGGGTTTGCGGCTGTGTATGGTTCGATCAGGAAGAGGCTGGCATATTCGGAACGCTTTACATTCATCGGCAAAAAGTGCAGCACAAAGAGGCCTCACACGTTGCAATTCCGATCGGCAGGGCCCTGAAAGAGATCATCGACAACAGCAGAGACAATGTGGCCAGTCCTTATGTTGTTCACCGGCTTCTGGAAAAGAGAAGCAATCCGATAAGCAAGGAAGTTAACCACCCAACACAGGTGGCCCCTGATTATTTGAGCAGGGCATTTTCAGAGCTGCGGGACAGGATAGGTGTAGCGGCAGAGTTACCTATCAAAGAAAGACCAACCTTTCACGAGATTAGAGCGCTGGCAGCTCATATTTTCGAAAAACAAGGCATCGATCCGCAGGCAAGGATGGCCCATAGTGATGCTAAATCGACAAAAATTTATACCCAAAACCATGTTGAATGGGTAGAAGTACCCCATGCAGAAATAAAAATGGCATAGAAAAAGGCACCCAAGGGTGCCTTGAATAAAGACTTAAATAAGGCACCCGAAGGTGCCTTGTGTGGTCACTCTTAGCAACGAACTAAGAACGCCCACGCCTCATACCCATAATCATGAGCATCAAGGACTTTGGCGGATTTTCCACGTACCTTGCGGTAGCGGCAGAAAACCCAACGGAACCCTTTTGGTGCCGCTTTTGAAACGATTGATTTCAAACCCATTCATAAAACACCTCCTTACCGAGAGAGATTTTTCCTTGAACCTACTCTCCCGAAGTGTTATGTTCGGGCTGCTTATAGAGAAGTTCACGGTGCGATGCCTCTTGGTATCATCGCCTAGTTAAACCCTGATGGTTGCCGCCGTCAGGGTTTTTACTTTTTTAACAGTTGTTTTTGATAATCCGCAGCGTGCGCAGACACTCCACACGCCTTTGCGATTTCCTCTACAGACATACCCCGCAATAATGGTGCATGACTGTAGGGAACGAGTAACTCTCCACTAAAGCATTTAGCTTGCCATTCGCTGCTTTCAAAAGCTCTAATTTCCACTCCTGGAGCCGCTCTGGCAAAAGCAATATTCTTATGCATTAGCAGATGACCAATTTCATGAGCAACAGTCATACGATCACGACCGTTTCCAGCATGGGCACCCTCATAGACATCCTCACGAAGAATGATTAACTAGTCCTGAGGCATAGTAAGACCATGTGTCCCCCCCATCTCCTTTTCCGTAGCTGTTTCAAAAGAAAAGTTAGGTAAGATCTGCGGTAGCGCGAACTCCAGCATTTCTATTACGGGAAAATACAAATCATGTATCTTCAGCATCGAGCGTAAGTTGTTGGTTAAACCACGCACCGCGTTGCGGCTTAAAGGTGGCACTCGATAATCTTGTCCGCTCAAACAGAGCCTCCTACTTATTGTTTTTTCGTTAACAATTCACGTAGACGTTTAAACTCATCATCGCTCAGTTCATCAAAGTTGCGTGCAAATGCCATAGCTACTTCCCGAGCATTTTGATTCTTACCCGACAGATTAATCTCAACAGATTGTTGAGAATCACGTGCTGCTTTTGTTAAATCGTCACCTGCATGAACACCTTCATTACTGAAATAGCTAATGATGCTTTTCAGCACAGGATCAGTAACAGCGCGTTTTCCTGTTTCAATTGCTGAGAGGTAAGACGAGGTCACGCCCATAGCATCAGCCATGCTTTTCAGCGTGACACCGACGTCTATACGTAATTTCCTAACTTTCTTACCAAACGGCGTTAACAT